CTCAGTGAGTATAGAATACAAAGGTACGACACCAGCAACTGCTAGAAAAGATGTCAAGGTCACAATGACTTGGACAATCAAAAATTTTAATTTTTTAAAAAAAGATATATCTTTTTCGAAAGAAAATTTTAAGTTTTATGAACTTATAACTGTGCCTTACGGCGTTGCAAAGGGTTCAACCATTGGTGGTTCTTCTTTAAAAACCCAATACAGCCCAGATTACTCAAGAATAAGACTAAAAATCAAATCTAGAGCAAACGTCAAAGAGTATGATCTTGGTGTGGGAGGTCGACTAAAAAGAGATAAAAATGGAAATGTTCTTTACAAAGATAAAGAAAATGAAATAATTGACGATTATTATATTGACTTAGCCATAACAAATCATAAAATGGAGCGTGATGATACCAAGCATAATGTAAAAGTTACAATTGACTACAGAGGCTACTTTGAAAACATGTTAAGCATGCCATTTATGGACGCCCTTGTAAGTCGTGAAAATCTTGCGAATCGGTTTAATAGAGATAGAGAATTAAACAAACTTGCAGAGGACTGCAATCCTTCTACTTTTAGAGAAATCGTACGACTAAACAGAATAGGTGACAGTGGAGAAGTTTCTTTTTTAAATTTTCAACAAAAGCTTGTAGCTTTAGGCTCCTTTTATAGTTACAACACAAACACTGCGAAAATTAAAAAATACATAAAAGATGGCAATACGACATTAGATGAGAACGATAAGTATATAACAGATATTACCCCTGCTGGGACGAACTTTAGCCGTATTCCTGAAAACTTTGATGTAGAAGAT